GCACGACTTCTCACCCATCGCGGTCAGCCTCCTTCTTGGCCTTCATGGCCGTGAGCCGCGCCTCAAACAGTTTTACGACGAACTCGTTTGAGATCGCCAGGCCATCAGCCAACGGGCCTTGCGCCTTGCCTTGGCATTCCTTGGCGACCGCCACGGCGCGTTCTGTTAATTCTACGCGCATGGCATCCGCATCCACATGTGCCTGGTCGGCCATGTACCGCACCAAGACTTCCGCAAAAATGCCGTGTGCGTTGATGGCGATACTAGCCAGATTGTAGTACTGCACCAGGCCATCCACTTCCCTGTCCTCAGCGCTGCTCTGCTTGATTATGTCGCCTATCATCTCCCAGCATGCTGTTACTTGCTGGCGTAGGCGTTCAAATTCCTCGCGCGTTGGCACTTCTTTGAACTCAGATTCCACCTTACTATCTTTCTCGTCCATGTTGCATTTCCTTCGGCCTCTCTGGACTTTCACCAGATCGGCCCATAATGGCCGCGCCACAAGGGCGCGGAAAAGGTTTCACTTCTCAATCTCCCAGGCGAATGTGTCTCCAGGCTCCATGTTCTGGGACAGCCAGCCGCGTACTTGCTCACGGGTCTGGTACTCAAGGAACAGGAGACCGTCCTTTTCAAAGTTCCAGAGTCGCGGGCCTTTCTTCATGCCTACATCGTAGGCTACATAGTCGGTCATGTTCATTTCTCCAAGCGTGCTGCCGCATCTATTACCTGTTTGCAGACCAGCAACAGCGCCTTCATGGCGCGCTGTTCGTCGTCGCTCAATTCTTCTTCCTCGATTAGTGCATCCCTGCACGCCCGCAAGTCGATGAGCGTGTTCTGGAATCTGCAGTAACTCATGCTAGCCATGTTACTTCAGACCTCCAGGCTGGTGAAGAACGCGGTCATTTGCTGCGCCCGTCTCGACTCGCGCCTCGCGAATCGGCGGGCACGCCTGCGCCCGTATCCGTATGCTTCCCAGCGTTGCATCGCAAGCCGCCTGAATCCGGCCCAATGTATCTTGTCGCTGTGCTTCATGGTCTCTGCTCTCCTCTGAGCGTCTTGAGGGCCTTACCATGCACAAGCGTGTAGCTGTGGATGACATGCGCCATCCCAAAGTTCAGGGCCTCAAGCGCCTCGTCGCTCCAGGGCATCTGCCCGAAGTCGTCGATGTACTTCTCAATCGCCGCCCTCAGCTCGTTCTGCTGCTCCAGCAAGGTGTTCCAGCGAAAGATGATTTCCTCGCGCTCGTCCTTGAACACGCTGGTCATGCAATCGCCTCGTCGGCCCATATCTCATTCACAAGCTCTGCCCACACTATCTCGTCCTCACTCATGTCGTCGCCTATCTCGTACTTCATTCTCGCATCTCCTTTGGCAAGATCGCGGACTTGAACCGCGTTCTTGCATGTTGGAAAAAAGATTGGCGCGGCCTGGGAGAGAACCCAGGGCCGCGCCTAGAGATAGGAGATGTTTCTAGGTGGACCTTTCGTTGCAGGATATTTCTGCTGTCACAGCCGGCTGCTACTCTACTGGAAGTCCTCTGCCACGGTGTTGATGCCGCCCGAGCAAAAAACCTTGCGCGCCCAGGCACGGTTCGCGTGCGTGTTCCTTCCATCTACCATACTTGCCGGCTCAGCTCGCGGAACGCCACGGTCATTCCTCGCGCCTCCCTTGGCGCGATCGCTTGTCACGCAGCACGCTGTTCGCGGCGCGCCGCTCGTGGTGATGCCGCCCGCTAATCTCATTGCAACCCGTCTCGGTCCGCCCGTCATGCCGCGCGACATCTACACCCAAATTGGTGGGTGGGGACTTGAATACTTCCTCATAAGTGATTGTCATTGACAACTAGGCCACGCTCAGTCAGCTTCAGATTCTGGTCAATTGACCAAAAACAGCGATTTTCCAAGTCCCTCGACGGCGCGCCCTGGTCTCCAAGATCTTGGCCGCCGCTGTGTGTGTGTGTGTGTGTGTGTGTTGTGTTGTATATGTATATGTATGTATATGTATATTTACATCGAGACAGTTCACCTACGCTTTTTCTCAGGTCGTGTGTTCAGTGATGATTTCCTCCAGTGATGCCACGGTCACGGTCGCCGCCCGCGGCGCTGTCCCGATCGGCAGCTTAACCTGAGTAACCGCCTGTCTGCCTTCAAAGCCGAAAGGCCCGTTCCTCACATCGAGAACCGTGAGCGGCTGCAAGTCGATACCGTAGAAAGCATCCATGTCAATCACGCGGATGACATGCCGATGCGCCTGCACATAGCAGTAGGCCGCCCTGAGTAGCTCGTCCGTGTTTGTCGTCTTGACTTGCAGGATCTGTTCAAGCGTGCCGAACCTGTCCTTGCTCGATTGGGCTTCGTAAAGTGCGTACAGCTTGGCGTCAAGCGTTGATTGCCCGATTGCCCGCGTACACTGTTCTGTGCGGCTTGTGTCGCTCGATGCCGCTAGATCGGCGTTCCATTGCACTGTCCGCGAGACGACGTTTGCATCTGCCAAGTTAGGGAACTTGCGAACACAGAACAGCGGCGTGTCGCTTGACCGCGCCGGCGTTTCGTACCAGTAGTAGGGCCTGGTCGTGCCGTCCATGATGTCGGTGTCCATCATTTCCTCTACCAGCATGTTCACCCAGTCGCCCTTGGTTCGCCATCCCTCTTTCAGCTCGAAGTCCTGGCCGGCCACGCGGATAGGATTGCTTGAAACCACGCCAGTTGCATCGAGCAGCCCGCCCTGCATCGAGGACACAAGCTCGCGCACAGCCGCGCCACATTCCCAGCCGTCGAATGTCTGCCTCAGTGTGAGCGCACCGCTGTAATAGTAGCCCTCGAGCCACTGTTCACGGAACAGCAGCGCCGAGTAGCCAACGGCTATCATCTTGATTGTGTACCCTTGGCGCGAGATGCCGCCGCCCGGTGTGATATATCCCACGAAAGCCGGCAGCGTGGAATCAATCTTGCCCCAGCCCATGTACAGCTTGAGCCGCCCGCCGATCTGGAAGTCCTCTGTGCGCTTGCCGCGTGGGTTCATGTAGCTCAGCGTGAGCATGGGCGCGGCGTTGAGGCGGCGCGTGAGGCTTCCGTCTATCTCGCCTTGCATCCTTGTCCAGCTTGTGGGCGACCAGGGCGGCGCGTAATAGAGCTCTACGGCCACGCCTTTGAACTCAGCGTTGGCATCTGTCTGCACGGTCTTTAGTGTCATGCCGCCTCACTCTAGCAAGATCGCGCACGACCAGGCGACCTTGTCCACATAACCGCCTTCCTTGTGCTTCTGAATAGGCCCGTTGATGATTCCTGTGCGGGACACGCCATCAAGCGTGAGTGAAACCTTCTTGCCATTCAGGATGATGTCGTTCAGCGTCTCGATGTCGTCCGGGATGCCATCTACATCAATGTCTGTGTACGCGAGTCCGCCGATCTTGACTTCACGCGGCATCTGTGTGCCGCTGGTTATCTCCCAGGCCTCTGGGCCTTCTAGCAAGGATGCGCGCCGGCCATCGGTGTAGTCCTCCGAATCGAAGCCATCGACCAAGGCCGAGTCCAGGTTCACCGTCGTTTGCGCGGCCACGGTTACTTGCATGCTCACCGTCGCGCTCGAATTCGTGCCGTCGCTTACTTGCAGCGCAGCTGTTTTCGTGCCAGCTGTTCCCCATGAATGTGTCACTACCGGCAAGGTCGTGTATTCGTCTGCTACGAATGAACCAGTGTAATCCCAGTCCCAGGCATAACCGTTCGGTGTCGTAATCGACTTGTCTCCAGCCGGACAGTAGCTTTCGTCTCCGTAGAATGTGATTGTCTCGCTGGTCGCGGCCAACATGTTTGACGCGCGAATCTTGGCGATCGGCAAAGCTGCGGCCACGACTGGATTGCTCCCTGATGCCGTCAAGTCGGATTCCAAGCCCAGGCTGTTCTGAATCTTCCCATACGGATGATAAGTGGTCGAGTAAGGATACCGATGTGTCCTTGCCGAGACGAGCGTTCCTGTAGGCGGCTGCCAAGCATACGATTGCTCGGGGTCGCTGCCGCTGCCCCACTGGAAATAGAACAGGTCATCGGTTATCGGGACGGGCGTACTAGCATGGGCCGCACTCGTGATTGTGCCAGTCACCTTCTGGAACAGCTCAGGCGTATAATCATCAAAAGTGAATGAGCTGACATCGGGCCTAATGGCAAAGACCTCGTTCGACTTGGTGCTGTTCGCGCCCGTGTTATTGGCATCCTCCACGAAGACTGCGTAGTACTGCACAGTGTTCTCTGTGTTCGCGCTGGCTTCCGTGTATTCGGTCTGAGCTTGGTTCGTCACCGTAGCCACAAGTGTACTTGTATAGGTCACTGGGCTGCTCGCCGACTTCCGAATCTTGTAGCTGACAAAGTCGCTGTTTTTGTTTGCCGACCAGGTAAGCTTCACCTTGGTTCTGTCTGTGGTGTCGCCCTGGACTTTCAGATCTGTGATGCCTGTCGGATTCTCATCTTCATAAGTGATTCTGATTGTAGGCCGGTAACCAGCATTGCCTTCGCACGATTCGAACTGCATAAGGGCATCAAGACCTAGACTCTCGTTTGTACTTTTCAGACATACCCACGCGTTTTCCTCCCAGTCCAGGCCCATTACACTGATGTCCCACTCGTACCAGCTATGCCAAGCTGCGCCATTGGGGATATATACATTCGGACTCAGCACATCGGTAAGGTCGCCGCCGGCTGTTGTCCAACTATTCGTGCCGTCGTATTTGTTCCAGGTCACGCCGCTTTCCAAGACCTGGCTTGCACTCTTGTCGACACGCCGCGCATGTGTTGTCAAGCCGTTGGTCGTATGTGCTTGATAGATAGCTAGGCGTATCTTCACAGCAATCGGCTTGCGATTGGAGGCTATAGCCGGCCTTATCGGCATGGCGATTTTGAGGTAGGTCCTACAAATGTCACTTCCTGGAAGACCATCTATGGCGACAATTACCGCCGTTCCGTAGTTGCTGTCGGCATAAGTCCCGCTGCGCACATAGGCATCATCTGTCAGCTCCACATCCATGGTCACATTTGCGCCCATTACAAACCAATCTCCTTCAGTCGCCTGATGTTCTCGGTCACGGCGCGGCCCGCGGCATCCGGGTCGCTTGTCGAGATATAGATGTTCACTTCGTTGATGGCCGTCCCGCTTGCGCCGATCGGTGCGCCCGCCAACGGCGTGAATCTGTATGCCTCAGGGCCGGCCTCTCCGGCCAGGAACAGCGTGGGCTTGCTCACTATGCCGCTGCCGCCGTATGCCATGTGCATCGACTTGTCCTTCTGTGAATGGATGATGATGAGGGCCGCGCTGATTATGGCGGCCACGACGGGCGCGAGCCACAAGTTGGCAGCGACCTCGGCGGCGACACGCGCCCATACGGCTCGCGCTGCGTTCATCTCTAAGATCGCCTTGATAGTAAGCATGGTGTTTGCCACAGCCAGAACCGCGTTCACGCCCATGAGAACCTTCTTCAAGGATTCGTTTTTTACACCGGCCAACTCCATTACCATGCTCATGTTGGCCATGGCCATGCTGGCGGCCATGATGCCCATACGGTACTGGAAGATCTCTTGCCGCGCCTCCCTGAATGATGCGATGTTGGCTCTGGCCGCTGAATTCACCTTGTGCATGCCGGCGGCATGTACATCATAGGCTTCCTCGCCTTGAGATTCTGTCTCCACGCGCACTCTAACGGATTGTTCGGCCAAGTTCGTCAAGCCTCCGCTTTTCCTCTGCTGCTTTTTCGCGCGCCATCTCAGCGCGTTCGGACCAGGCTAAGACGAACATATCCACGAAAGGCGCTGCCTGGTCATTTAGTCCGCCCGCATCTGGCATGATTCCGTAGTCCAGCGCCATCAAGACCTCTGTGAGGTACGGCGGATTCGGGGACGCATCGAACTTACCTCGTATCCGCCGTCTCAGTTTTTTTCGTCACTCTCGCCCAGCATCACGCTGTCCACTAGCTTGAGAGCTGCTTCGCGCTCATGCGGCGCGAGTAGCTCGGCCAAGCTCGCCTTGAGCAGCGTAACCCTGTCATCTCGCCGGCTGAGGAAGGCAATCACGGCATCCTGCAGCTTGTCGAACTCGTCATCAGGCAAGTTCCATACATCATCCACGGTCAATCCCGTAACCGCGGCGACCTTCTCCACCTCGAAGCCTGCGCCCGCTTTGTTCATCTTCTCAATCTCCTGCTGAAATAGATTCCGCAGGAGGTCGATGTTCGGGCCTTTGGCCGTCGAGATCGCGCCCAACATGCCGCCAGCATACTGTTGCCCAGGGATACCGTACTTGCGCTCGAGCTGGTCCCTTGTCCGCTTCGACCACATTCTCAGGTTCACAAGCCTGTCCTCACCATTCAGCCGCACTGGCACCGATTTCAAGATTTCCCTCCTAGTACTTCACATCAACGGCGATCGTCTTTGCGGTCAACTTCCATGTCTGCGGAACATCGGCGTCCGCATCGCTTTCCTTCTCGTCATAGCCGCCAAGAATCTGACAGCCGCCAAGTGTGAACTTGATGTACTCTGCGTTGCTGTTCTTCGACAGCACCAGGTCTATGCTCGTGATTTCTCCGTTGCCTTCGTGCATGGCTAGCAGGCCCGTGTACAGCACATCCTTGAGCGTAGTTAGCTCCAGGCTTACATCCCGGCCCACGATCGCGCACTTGCCAAGAACGCCCGCCGAACCCACAGTAGGGCCGGCCACTAGCTTGTTCGCTATCGACAGCTTGGCGCGCTGAATGTGGTCCGACGGCACGGTGACGCCCGTGAACACGAAAGACAGATCTGTTGCCGGATTGAACAGGGAGGTCGTCGGCTCGCTCGGCAAGGCCGTCGCCCTGCTCCCTGCTCGCGCATAGTTCTTGACCTGCCACTTGGCCTCTGTACTCACCTTCTGTTCGTCTAGCGTCAAGTCTAGGGCCTCCATGACGCAGCCCTTGGCTATCCACCACTCAATCTCGCCGCCGCCACGGTCAAGGCCGAACTCGCAGGACATCGACCTCAGATTGGGGTAGCCGCTGGCCGGATAGGGCGTTATGACACCAGCCACGGACGGCGCGCTGCCCAGGGCCAAGGCAATCAGGGAGTTGTCTGGATTGTCATCTATGAGGTCCATGCTTACGCTCAGGCCGCACTTCTTCCACTTCTTGGCGTAGCCCTTGGGCATCACGCCGCTGCCCACAGATCGGCGCGCCTCGCGCTGTGGGTCAAAGCTAAAGGTCAGGTCTTTCACATCTCCGAGGAACGCGAGCCGGCTTGCAGCAGGATCTGTTCCCCACTCGCTTTCAACCGAATAGCTGGGATTCTTGAAGTCCCGCATGGTTACGATTCCCATTTCACAGCCTCCTTTTGTGCAGCTTGACCATGACCTTGATTGTCGTCACGGTCTGGAAATACGCCGCGCCCTCGGCCATGTTCACCTTGGCGTTCTTCAGGTCCACCAAGGTCACATCCGTCAGCTCGTTCAGGCGCGGGTACAGGTCGATTAGCTGCCTCAACCTTTCCACATCCTCATAGGCGGTTCTCGTATCTGTCTTTTGCGCGCTCGTGCGCACGATGAACACCGTCATGGTCGCCTCGATGCGCTCGCCGCCTACAAAGGTCTCCATGTCCATGTTGTCCACGACAATCAGAACATAGGGCGGCATCATGCTCGCCCGCTGGTCGAAATGAAAATTGGCCTGCGGAATCTGCTTGAACCAGTCGCTTTGCTTCATCAGTTGCATGAGGCGCTCCGCGATCGTCCACGCTGTCCCGCCTAGCGGTTTCTGTCCCTCGACCACATGATAGCCAACTGGCGTTTCTCCGACAGTCGGTATTGGCAGACTCATATCATCCCTCTACACCACTTGCAGATTGTGTTCGTTCACAGTATTCGTTCCCGTCTTATTCCATGAACCTTTGTACGCATTGCCGAGAAGGATGTTGTAATTTGCTCCCAAGACCTCATCCAGTGCCTTCGCGCTTCCTCCAGTGCACATAATGCGGTTGCCCGTGATGACGACACCCTGTGCAGTCGATTGCAACTCAATCCCGACAGCACTAGCTAGCGAAGACTCTATTAAATTCCCATGGACTGCCGCAGCCGTTTTCACCGATAGGCCCAGGCCAACATCGAAGATGGCGTTGTCGGAGATGATGTCAAACTGACTCACTTCGACAAAATACAGTCCCGTCTGGCCGGATTGCGAGTTCCCGCGAAGAATGTTGCCGTGAATTGTTCCTGTGCATTCGAGATTCATCGCGGGTGTTGCCGATGGCCATCCTTCGATGAGGTTGTGCATTATATTGATGTCGATGCACGAGATCGCGCTTATATCAAGGGGAGCGGTGACCGTCACATTGCCGACGCGGTTGCCTACGATGTTGCCATTGACCACATTGATGCTCAAGTACATCCATTGACCGGCATCCATGGAGACGCAATTCATGACCTCGAACCCCGTGAGATTTCGGAGATAGATGTCTCGCACGGTCGACCCTGAAAATACACAATCGCGGATGGACAGATTCGAGCCAGTGCCATCATACTGTATCGCCGTACCCTTGATATCCTTGAACTTCACGCGCTCGATAGTCACTCCACTTCCATTCATGAGAGTCAAACCATAGGCATTCCCTGTTTGCACCGCCTTCTTGCCGTCGATTGTGAAATCTGCGAAATGATGTTTCCCTATCCCGCCTGGTTCCGACAGAAGTGTGAGGCCTGCCGAGCAGCCTGCTGGGTACTCGAATATCGTCGCATCCATGCCACTACCACGAAGAGTTACCGGCGCATTTGCGTCGGCATAAAGGTCATCCAATACAAAGGTTCCTGGCGCTACCGCGATACTCCCACCCTCGGCTGGAAACTGACCAATCATGTTCTGAAGTACGGTGAACAAACTAGTGGTGGAAGAAAACTGGATTGCTCCCGTCTTTGTGTTTTTCGCCTTGTAATTCTTGGGCGCTCCTTCGTAGAACAGAATGTAATCCGCTGGACCTGGCGCAGCTGGCAGGAAACTCTGGCCATCCTTGTCGATTCTGGCCAGTACCGTGCCGTCATATTTCTTCCACTGAGCGATATCGACGGTCTGTCCATTCGCTGCAATGATTGTCTGCGTGACAACACTTGGCTGCCCACTATCTATCAGATGTTTGTCCCCTATGCCCGATCTCCTGTCAGTTACATCATTGGTGAGAATGTACTGTCCTGTTTGTCTCAACCATATCTCGGCCAGCACGACATCACCAGCGGCGAGTGCGTAAGATCCGCCAAAGTCTGGCGGCAAAGGCTTTCGTGTGTACCGTCCGATCTTGTTCATAGGCACAACGGCCTCTGTCGTGCCGACGACGGCTTTGACAGTGTTATCCGACGCATCCACGAATATGACGACCTTTTTCGGATAGATGGCGTGTTGTAGCGCTGACAGATTGAGAGAACTCGCGCCGATGATGATCTCCGCGCTACTATGCCGCACGACTCCAGCTGTCCAACTCACATCCGTGTCTGTCCCGTTGGCCGATACGACACAGCCTTCAAGCACACCGATGCCTTCGGCGGCGAACCGGTCAATCTCATAGTCGAGCGCGAACTTCACATATCCGTCTTTGTCCCAACTTGTGGGCATCCTAAATCACCTTCCAGTACACTTTCTTCTGCTGAGCCGCATCCTGGGCGGCTTTGAGATCGTTTATCAGGGCTTGGATTTTCGGGCTTGTCGTTTCCTCGCCGCCGATCTTGAGATACCGATGGTAGATTTCCACGGCGCACAGCTTAAGGATTGTGTCCTTGATGGCTTGTGGCGCATCATAGTAACCATGCGTGTAGGTCACGGCCACAGCATCATACTTGTAAGGCAAGAGCTGTGTGATGGCGAGAGCGCCCTTGCGCATCATCTCCGCGCTCGCATAGTAGCCGGACATCTCGCTCAGCGGCATGGCCTGGAATGCACCACCGGTCACGCGCTTTTCCACGGCGCTGATGGCATTGATTGGCCAGTAGATTGTTTGCACAAAGCGCTCGCCTCGGCTGAGATCGTGCTTCTCGCTGGTCTCTGTGTCATACGCGAACAGCTTTTTTGTCCGTGGCACTTCGCTGTACCAGTTGTCATATCGGCGCTCCATCTGCTCCCCGATCGTTTCCAGCTCGTCGTCGCTGATTCCCTGCGCGACCGGCGGGCTGTCAAGCAGCCTTGTGGCCGCCAGGCGTATCTCGTCTACCCCCGACACATACCGCTTAAGTTGCGTCCAGGGCGCGATTGTAGGGGTAAAGCCCACCTGATAGGCAAGTGTGTCGCCCGTGCCCGTCGGATTCAGCGTGGCCTCATACGGGCCGCTATCACTTCCCCAGAAGATGTTCGTGAGGTCCTTGATGACATCGGCGGTCACAAGCACGCCCAGTGTGTTGCTCCACAGCCGATGACCGTAGCCCGCCACTTTGCCAGGCGTGGCGATTGAAATGGCAAGGCTGTTCTTGGTCAGCCGCAAATTCTTGAAATATTGACCGGCATTGGCATGCGCGTCCGATGCGAAGTACAACGCCCTGTCGTTCTGTTCGAACCGACAGTCCTCAGCGAAGATCTGGTCCGTGTTCGTACCGCCCGTGATTGAAAGGCCGTCTTGACAGTGCATGATGCGGCACTTCCTGAATGCGCCTGAGCCGGACACGAATGACACGGCATCTTCAGCGTCCTCGAGTACGACCTCCAGGAAGTTGAGCGTCATAGCGCCTTGTGTCTTGAACCCTTTCCAGTTGCCGCGCCCTGGGCTGGCCGCATGAATGTGAATCGGCGCACTTGGTTCTCCGCCGGCCACGATTTGTCCGTCCGTGGCTTCAAACAGGAAGTCACCATCACTGATTACTTCGCAGCCTGGTAGAATGTTGAGGACTTGGCCCAGGCCCATCACACAGTCCCCGATTAGATGCACAGGGCTGGGATTGGTGTCGTCTCCCCACGCCTCTGTGATGATTGTCCCGCTTTTCTCTGTCATGTCATCTCACCAAGTCCCACACGATCGCTATGACCGTTGGAACGACCACGACAAGGATGCCAATGATTACCTTCCAAGTTGTCTCCATTACGGTCACACGCTTTTCTAGGCCATCAATCTTCGTATTCTCAGCCGTGCAGCGACCAGCCACGGCCTCACGCTCATCCTTCATGTCTTGTAGGGCCTGGTCTACCTTTGTCTCCAAGCCTTCCAGCTTGGTCACTGTGATGACTATCAGGTCGTGGTCTCGCATGTCCCCGTACTGGCTCTTGTCGTTTGCATCCATGTTCGTGCCTCCGAAAAAGGTTTGGATGCCACGGTCAGCCCGTGGCCTTCTGGACTATCGCCTTCAGTAAGTCCATGCCCACATACGCCATACCAATGACGGTAGGCGCGAGGACGACGAACAACTCCAAAGGCTCCAGGTCTTTCAGCGCTACAGTTATCATGCCGTACCCGAACACAAGGGCTACGACTATGCCGGCGAACACCCTCGCGCCGATCTGCGACGGACTCGTCTCTTGTGGCGGCAAGATCGCGTGTAGAAGTCCTCCGATGAAGCCGAGCACCAGCAAGACAGACAGTGTGACTATATCCATTCCCATTTCACCTCCTCCACCAAGAACCTGCTTCGCTTGGCGCTGTCGGCGGCGTTGACCAATCGACACAAGCCTGGATGGCTTTGTTTATGCTCACCGTGCCCTTGACACGGCTGTTAATCTGCTTTTGAATCTGGAAATTGCCCAGGACGCGGGCGGCGCTGTTCTTGGTGATTGTCACGCCTTGCGCCTTGACACGGGCCTGGATGTTTCTTGTCGTGCTCAATGTGGCCTTGATTCGCGCGCCGACCTGCTTCGTCACTTCAAGACCGAATGCCTTAATTCGCGCAGCGGCATCCTTATTGATTGAATAGGTCGTTGGGCCGCCAGGTGGGCCGACTCTGGCATTGCAGACCTTGTCTATTGTCAATGCCAATGCCTTAACTCTAGCACCAATGTCTTTCGTGACCGCGATACCGAACGCCTTCACACGGCTAGCCGCATCCTTGGTAAGCGATATGCCTTCTGCCTTCACTCGAGAACCTATGTTTTTCGTGATAGACTCGGTGGCAATATAGGTCACGCGCACGAAGATGACATCCAAGTACATGGTGAACCCAGTTGCGTCGTTGCCCTGCTTACAGGCGATTCTCACTTGGTTATTCGTGTTGTTCAATTCATCCCAAGTCCACGACCGCCCGTTGGTGACATCCGCCCAAATTGTTGCCGTCTCTACGAGTACCTCACAAGTCACTTCGTCCATCACGGACTCTGTCCCCCATGATGAACCGCCTGTCCATGAGATTTCCCTGCCCATCGTGGCGATGATGCTCGTGATTGTGCTGAGGTAGTGCTGTGTCCCGATCTCGACCTTGGTAATTCTTGTCACTTCCGGGCTAGGATTCACGACTCCGAAGGTCGTCCAGATGCCGTTCTTCTCCGTATTCTTCGCGGCAATCTCGCATGATGCCTTGTTCGCATCATCCGCATAGGCATATGTCGGGTTTGTCCACTCTGTCGTGCTTGTACCCGTCGGAGCGTAAACGCTCAGTCCCCACTTGACTATCGTGCCAGTCCTCGTCCCGGATGTGTAAGTGTCTGAATCATAGAACAGCGCGTATCCAGATGCCACGGTGATTGTGCCCCCGTTCTGCGACAGCGCACCTACGCGCGCATTCACATTCACATTCCATGTCCCGTTGGTAACATCCGTTGCGCCAATGACTCTGAAATATCCCGCGTGTGTATGTGACGAGTTCGCTCCGCTTTGCATGTACGAGCCGAAGGTCCACTTCCCAGTCCCTTGCGAAAGTATCCCTCTGCTTCCGAGCGTCATAGTGCCCGCTACGGTCAGCGTGTAATTCGAGTTATGTGCGACTGTCATGTTATATGTCGCAGATGCCGAACCCACCCACAATGCGGAAGCGAACACCGTATCCTCCCCGAGGGTCAATATCTGATGTGATGCCGCGTAAGAACCCGCCTCAATCATGGTCGGGCAAGACACTGTCCCGAAAGTGACCGGATATGGTACATCATCCTTGTCCGGGATGATTTTGAGCATGCCTGCTCCAGTGATCGTTCCATCGTTGTCTATGATGTCTCCTGTCGGTGAGCCCGTGTAGTGTACCTCAAATGTCTTGGTAGTCGGGATTTCCAAACTCTTCCCCGATTCCACCACGAGTCTGGCAGCGCCTGTTTGAGCAGTCCCCGTGGTGCTTATAGTACCGGCAACACGCAGCTTCCAGAGCAAAGTCCCTTTGGCGAACTGAAGGGATTTGCCACTTCCCGTCATTCGCAAGTCCGTTACTTCGTCGGCCCATGTCTGAGCGATATTGTTCGTCCTGATGACATTTCCACCGACTACCCAGAATGAAGTGGTAGCAAAGTCGATGCGACCTTGTGTGAAAGTCATGTCTCCGTCTATGTAGACTGTTATCCCGGCAGTTGGCGTAATCCATGCGCCGCCTCCCCCATCTGCCAGCAAGAACGAACCAAGGTGGGCAGTTGTGACATCAATCTGGCATCTTCCATCAACGCTGAGGTCGTCGAAGACTACATCCTCGCCGGCCTCCGGTTCGTGACCTAGCGACCAGGCTGCATCATTCGACCAGTTGGTGTTGCTCACAGCCCTCCAGTAGTTAGTCGCCATACTTCACTCCTGTCCGTGCATCCTTGGCACAGGCCCACCACCAGGGCGGGTACTCTACCGAGCTGATATTCCCCAATGTGATAACAGTGAACGGCAGATGGATGTCGATGTAGTGCTTGCCTCCGAGTCTCACATCCACGTGAACTCCGAAGTTGAGTGGGCCTGCCCATCTCGCACCGGTCTGAATCATCCAATGCTTGCCTTTCCAGATCTTCATCAATCCAGACCTCCCCGCCCGTCGTCGGACAGCAGCGCGCTGAAGAACTGGCCCTTTTCGTTCAGCTCGAACATGTGAACACACTTCTTCCCGTCGTACCGGTCTTTCCAGCCGATGTAGTAGGCCCGCATGTGGCCCAGCACACGCCCGTCGTCCGTCCCGATCGTGATTCGCGGCTTGCAGAACCAGATGATTTGACAGTTGGGCGGTGGTTGTACGCGAAATCGCATGCCGTTTCTGAAGACGACGAGCAGACTGGTTGCCTTGGCCTTGTGCTCCAATTTGGGATAGTCATCGCTACCTCTCATGATTGTCCCGTCCGGCATCTCCATGTGCCAGGACTCATGCAGCATAGGCTCTGCCTTGTCGCCCGCCTTGTCCGTTTTCAAGGTGCGCCTCCTTATTGCTCGTCGTACTGGAAGGTTATCGTCTTCGTGTTCAGGTCGCCTTGCGGCGTGCTGCCCGTGGTCTGCAGCTGGAACTTAAGATAGTCGCTGTACCCAACGGCTACCAAGTTGCCTGTCAAGCTGCCGCCGATGCCCAGGTTCGCTGCGCCAGGATCGGCTTCAGGTATCGCGTAGGCCGTGTAGGTCGTCTTTGTCCCTTGCACATAGACCGTCACCTTCACGGTATCGTAGTTGCCTTGTGTCGTGTGCAGACTGGCCTGGATGCCTTCGCCCGTCTTGTACGCGCCTGCCGATTTGTACACCTGGAAGTTATCCAGCTTGTTTGCTGTTCCAGCCGACCAGTGCATGCGCGCATTCTTCGCGTAGGCGTTCTCGCCTTGTGGAATCGGATAGGCCGTGTAGTCAAGGTTCGCGGCTTCCGTGTCGCCACAGTTCAGGTTGCTGACATTATGCGTGATGGTTTCCGATGAGCCGTTGCTCTCACAGATCTCAACTGTTGCGACCATGTTAGCTCCTCAGCACGAAACCGACATCTCGCGGTGTCAGCCCGTTGGCTGCTTCACAGTGATGGTCCATGTAACCATCAATCGTCTGCCAGCCCTTCCCGCAGCGGCCACACTTGTGCCCGACAAAGCCTGGCGGCGCTTCCTTTGGTTCCTGCTTCTTCTTGTGCCACCATTGCATGAGCTCACCCGATCGGTTCGCAAGTCACGACGATGACGACTTCACCAGTCGCACCGGCGTTCTTGGCCGTTGCGTTCCTGTTCACCAAGGACACATGCAGTTTCGGCTCGACGGCTGGCGCATCATCATCCACATAGATGATTGGCGCGGCCAGTTCCTTGCTCGCGTAGTATGTGCCAGTCACGCCTAGTTGTTTCTGGTCTGCTACGGCGATCGCCACACGGCTTATGAACGCGTCCAGGTCCATGTCCGCATCTTCAGCCGTTGCCTTGTTCCAGAACACCAACTCCCAGTCTAGAGCCTGGTCTGCCATCATTGTCCACTCTATGATGGCAAACTTCTTCGCGCCCGCGCCTGTCGGTATGTCCTCTTGCTCAGCTGCGTTCTGAACTATCGCTCCCGTGAAGTGCGTGTCCTTGTCCGAGCGTACTCTGAATACATCGGTTCTAGCCATGGGCGTTCACCTCCGCCTATGGCGAACCGATGACGAACAGATACCACAGTCCCAGATCTGATGTCGCCGCTACTTCCGCTGCCAGCGTGGCATTGAACTTCAGCTTGCCGTTGGCCTTGTCCCAGTTCGGGATGGCCACGCCCGCCAATGTCCCACCACCAGCATGCGTCGCGAACACCGCATCCATGGCCGTTAGGCCAAGTGATGCAGGGCTCAGCGTCTCGCCGCCCGTGGTATAGCTGGTCACATCCATGTACACCAGGCGTACCGCCATGTTGCCCGCCACGATCTTCCTGACATCCGTTACTGTCGAGGTCATGTTTGTGCCTCCTTAGTTGCTCCCTTTCGTTTTCCGAACGACCTTGGCCACGGCCTCCGTAGCCTTGTCCACAGCGATCTTGACCATAGGTTCAACTACGGCCCAGTCCTGCGGATTGACTTCAGCCATCCGCCTGAACATGGCTATGTCTTGTTCGTCCTTCACTTCCACGGGCGCGCCAGGCACGAACATGTAAGCTTCTGGTCTCGTGCTATCTGCACCCTTGTGTTTCACATGCCCCAGCGCCCCTTTGTAGACTACTTGTACCATGTTGCTTCCTCCGTTCAAGGAAATGGGAAAGGGTTTAGGGACTACTTCAGGTCCCTCAATCTGGCACAGGTCTTCGGGAACATGTCGATGAGTTCACCGATGCCGTACCACACGCCTCTGATGAGGTGTCCGACAGCGAACATGTCGTCGCTTTCCTGGTATCCGATCGGCTGACCGAACTGGAACGCGAGATAGTCGTTGTCCATCAGGTACACTGGCGAGATCGTGTCGTCCGTCTTGTCCACGGCGTCGCTCACGACGAACGGAAATCCGTCCCATGTGGCCATCTTGCCGCCGGTCATCTGGATGCCAGGCCCTACCTGGACTCCATCGCCAAGCGTGATCTTGAACGCCTCCATGCTGTACCTCACTTTCGCGGCCTCGAGTTCGCTTATTCGCATCAGAGAGTCAGGCCCAGTGGCATAGAACTTGTTCGCCAAGCTCGTCCAGTATGGCATGACGGCTTCCCACATGTCGTTGAGCAGCGCAACCTGCAGGTCTCTGTCCGTGCCAGAAGCAGCGTACAGTGGGTTGCTGTTGAACCATGTCTCCGTGCTCCTGTCCACGCCGTACAGATCCTCATCGCCGTCCGTGTAGCTCTCGGCGACTCTCTCAGCATCAGATGCCGTTATCCTGTGGATAGACTCGGCATTTGCGCCTGCCAGCGTGTTGAAGTTCTTGTTGATGTCGTTCTCCATCGCCCTCCAGAAGTCGGACTCCACCGTTCTCCTGTTCTGGTCAACGGCTACGCCATCTGCGATCTTCTGCAAGACTCGCAGCCTGGTCGTGTAGTCCGTCACGACCTCGAACTCCTTTGGTGTCGGGCCGATCTCGTAGTACACCGGCTCAACCGCTGTACCGAGCGCGCCGCCCTCTGCTACACCAAGCCCGCTGGTCTTGGATGCTGTCTTCACAGCCCTCCAGCCCTGTCTGCTCCAGCCCTTCTTGGGAATCGCTCCCGTGATGTTGTTCTTGGTGGCGTAGTTGGTGATGACAGCCAGGTCGTATACGGCGTTTATCGCGCCTACATCCGCTGTCGTCAAGGCCGCCTTGGCCATCTCATCTACGGTCACCAGCTCCGTGCCGCGGCCATCCTGCGTCGGAGACTTGAGCTCCAGCGCCTTGATGGCTCTCTCGCGGTAGTATGTTTCCAAGTCGATGCCGTCCTCATCGAAGAACGACATCAGCTCTTCCTTTCTACCCATGGGTTTCACCTTTTGGGTTCTCCGCTTTCTTGCTTAGCCCTTGGCCACATAGGCGAGCAATTCGTTCACGGACATCTTCCTGATGTCCGGCTTGCCGCCCGTGTCCGCTGGTGCTGTCGGTTCTCCGCGCTTGCTCACGGCAGGAACGCCGATCTTGCCCTCTATGGCAAGCACGCGCTCGCTTACATCGGTGAACTTCTTCACCAACTCGTCGAGCGACTTCTTCAGGTCCTCATGGCTTTTCATGAAGTCCTCTCCGCCTTTGGCCTTGCCTTCAAGGGCTTCCACGCGGGCAATCAGTGTCTTGATTGCTGCCTCGTAGTCCTCCTTCTTCGGCTCGGCTGCCTTGGCCGCCTCTGTCGGGGCGGCCTTCGTGTCCGGTTCTTTTGGCTTGTCCTTTGGCTCCTCTGCCATTGGAGTCACCCCTTTGTCAATGGCCGTCCCATGGGCGACCACTTGACTTGCATCCTTGCCCACGCTATCTGCTGCGGCGTGGGCGATCTTGCTGCACTTCTCCTTATCTGTCGTCCCTTCACTTTCCTGCTTGGCCCGACATGATGAATACGCATGGGCTAGAACTGTTTTCTGATGTTCGCTGTAATCTCCGCGGGGTTCAGGTGCTTCAAAGCCGGCATATCGTTCGCCGGCGATCTTGCCTTCCGCAGCCCGCATGACCGTGGCACAATAGGCTTCCGGGTCGTCCTTATCGCTATTGGACGCCACACATGCAGCGAAATCCTTGAAGCCCGCAAACGGCTTGCTGACGGCATCTAGCAGCCGCGCATTGATGTCGGCTACGGCTACATTCGCCTCCACGCCCGCGGCCTCGAGCTTGGCTAGGTACTCGCGGCATTTCGGGCACTTCAGTATCAGCTCCGCAACGGGCACGCCCTTCGCCATCGCGGCAACGGCCTTGTCCGTTATCTCAAGCCCGATCTTCCTGTCCGCTGTCATGGTGTCACGCGCCATTGCTTCGACATTAGGCCCTACCTTGGCCAGCCCTGCCTGTACAATCTGCGCCGTCAAATGACGCACATCATAGTCCGGCGAGTTCATGGCGGCCATGAGCCACGCGCCTTCAGGGCCTTCTGTCTTGGCCACATAGTTCACCGTCGCGCCTATGTTGGCCGGTGATGCGCCTACCCAGCCCACGGCCCACACGCCAATGTCGCTTATCTTCTTGAAACAGCGATCGGCAATGCAGATGCGCTCTTTTGATAGAGGCAGCCCGCGGATGCTGGTCGCGCCTTTCGTTCCGTACTTCTGGATGATGCGCCAGACTTCATCGTGATATGGAATTTGAGACTCATCACTGTCGTAGATGCCGAACTTTGCTTCAGGACGATTGTCGCGCATGCGCCAGGCGACCGGCTCGCCAATGAACAGGTCGCTGTGATACCAAGTCATCATCCCATGCTTGACGAACCAGGGCATGACTTTCGGCCACGCATCGGCTGTGATGAACTCGTTTTGCTGGTCCACCATGGGCGCGTTGATGAAGGCTTCTATGACACGCCCATTAGGCCAGGGCCGTTCATCCTTCCATGCTTCTTCTGGCATCAGCCCACCTCTAACGTACTTGCGCCGGTTTCGGCGGCGTACTTGGCTTTCGCATCCTCGATACGCGCCACGACCATGTCCTCGATTCTCGGCTCTACTTCCGCCACGGCATCAGCGAGATATGGATTGCCTGCTCTCGGCTTGAATGTCGCAGTATGAGCGCGCACACGCACAATCCGCGGCGCGATCGGTTTCCCCCACGCCCACGCTTGCAGGCGCATGTGCGGCGGCACTTGCACAGTCATGGGCGCTTTCAGGCCGTCGTGAACAATCCTCGCGTAAGGCGTGTGATAGCCAACGACTTCATAATCGCCAAAACGGGCAATGTTCAAACTGTCCCGCAGGGTTCCGCCCGTGTAGCCCTTCCTGCTCTTGCCCACGGGCACAAGCCGCTGGGATTCCAACGCGATCGCGTCCGCAATGTCGCTGATGCTGGCCCGATATGCCTCGCGCATTCTGTCGGCCATACCAGCAAAAGCGTTTGCCGCGCCCTCGGCGTTGGTTGAGATCTTAACCGTAATCATGTCAGCCTCCACCGGCCTTCATGTAAGAGGCCGGTTTCCGCGCCCAGGCGCATCGACAGTTAGGGCCGTGGATTGTCCCGTCACCGCCTATGTTGCGCATCTCGGAGAATGTGTACGGATTTCCATGGAACGCCTTGAGCAGCCCGTTCACTTCAATCGTTCCGCCCTCGGCCACGGCGCGGCAATGTTCGCACACGCGCTCGTCACGCGCTATCACCAGCTCATATCGGTCTTCCGGCGCACCCACCTTGGTCCACCGATTCATGCGGGCCAGGTTCGTTATCCTGGTCGTCTCTGTTCTGGCGATTCGGCTCAGCTCCCAGGGCGTCTTGTCCAGAAAGTCGGCCAGCTCTTTCTTCAGGTCGCCCAGGGCCAAGCCTTCCGGGCTTTTCTCTGCGCGCTGGAACACCTCGATTATCATGGCCCGCTGTTTCTTGCTGTAGTTGTCTAGGGCCACTATCATGCCGTGAGGATCGCGCGATAGATAATCAAGCGCGTCCTCGTCCACTTGCTGAAACGCTGGGTCCCAGCCTTCCTTGGACGCCTCGCGTTCAAGCACTTCCTGGTAGTAACTGCGCTCGAACGCCAGGGCTTCGCGGGCCAGCTTTGTCTCCAGGTCGGTCATGGCCTGGTTGATGGCTGTTTGCAGTTGCGCTTGTGTCGTGGCCGCGGCGATCTTGCGCGCCACGGTCGCCTGAATATCGGCCATCTTCGCGTCCAGTTCCCGTTCGGCCTTGCTTATGCCCGCAGGTACTTCGCCCTTGGGCAAGTCCCTTGGTGTCAAGTGCTTCTTGACACCTTTATGAACACTGAGCCCGCCGAGTCCCGGCGCGACACCAGGGCCAAGGTCCTCAACCGTGACTTCCTCTGTCGGCTCTACCAACGGATTCGGCGGGCTGACCTCACCTGGGCGTACCGTGTCTGGTGCGGGGGGAGAAAATGGAACACCAGGCAACGGTCGTACCGGCTCGGCCTCCTTCCAACCAAGTATTTCGATTTCGCCGTCCTTGTCCAAGCGGGCGATCGCGCCACAGTCTTGGAGCTGCTTCAGCGTCTGGGCCTGCAAGCTCTCTATCTGTGCCTTGCGCAACAGGTCGTCCTTCTTGGGCGATTTCAGCACGAACTCAAAGCTCTTGATTTCCTTGAATAGGGACAGGATGCGTGTGTTGAAGAACTCCTCGATGTCGGCCTGGTCTTCCTCAATCGTGTCGTAGCTGGCTTCCATGATTTCCGTCTCTTTGCCCAGCTTGCCTGGTGTCTGGATGCCCAGCATGGTCAGCGACACGCCGAAGTTTATTCCGATCGCCTCCCGATAAAACTGAGCCAGATTCACGGCGTCCAGGTCAACCAGGGAATCAAGCAGGTCGATGACTTGTGGCGGCTCTGTCACGCCAATGACGAGGTTCTTGCGGATGTATGGCTTGTCCTGCTTCTGCGCCGTGATTTCGCCGAACATGGCGTTGACATCACCTTGGCTCATTTTGGGACAGGCGATAATCTTGTCCGCGCTGGTGTTATTCGCGTAGGCGCTGAACTGGTAGCGCTCCATCCACCGCAGGATCTGTGCGATGTACCACACGCGCTCCACCGTGCTGAACCCACGCTTGCGCCCGCCATAGGCCCGCGGCTGATGATGCACGATTTCGCCATGTGTCCAACGGGCCACTACCTTGTCGCCGTCGTCCACCATGGCCCACACGGTTTCCACGATCGGGCCGCCACATTCACGGCACGCCATCTCGCCCTCGCCGTAGATTGTGTCCGGCTTGTAACACTTGGGACAGAACAGTTGCTTTGGCTTGTCGGGCATACGCTCGCGCATGTACTCGCTCGGCAGCGGATACAGCTGTGTGGGCCGGCCAAGCACATCCGGCAAGACCTCAATGAACGCATCCGCCGTCACGATATGATACCAGGCCACACTCTTGATGACATCCTTCATCGGGAAGGCAACCTGGTCATGCCCGTCATCGTTAGGCTTCTCGAACAACGCCTTGATGCCCTTGATGCCGGTGAGCTCGGCCTTCTCAAGCGCTTCGCGCTGTGTGTTATCTATGCCTTCCTTGAGCGCGAACTCATAGCCTTCCCGCGTTACTTCAGTCACGCGTCTGTCGATGGCCGTTCCGACCATCCATTCCTTGGTGACAAGCGACACAAGTTCCTTCGGATTCCTCAGCGGGACAAGAAAGCCGTCCTTCTCCCGCGCGCCGATCGCGGTGGATGTCTTGGCTTCCCCTCGCTTGGCTTTGTCCAACCAATCTCGCGATTGGCCTACCGGCTGTGCAGTACTCTTGGCCACGCCGAGAGCCCGCCAAAATCCATCTAGAAGGCCCATTGGTTCTTCAACGGCGCTTGTCGTATTTCAAAACTACGGTACTGAGGTTACTTTTCGTCATTCAGCAAAAGAGTCCCGTGAAAGTCAATTCCCTTGGCCTTAGCGAGTTGATTGCATAGCTTGACAAGATGCTCCCGATTGACATAGGCCAAGTTGCCAATCTCGCCGCGAATGCCGGCCATGAGGGCCAGTTCACGGGCCAGTTCATCTCGATTCTTGTGCTTGACTCGCGCCATCGAATTCCTCCAATATCGCCACGACCTTGCGCGGACTTTGCTGTGGACCGGTCATAGACAGTTCCCCCACTTCTTCCCGCATCTAGGACAGTAACCTGGTTCGGCCGTCGTTGGGCTCACATATCCACAGCAGGCGCAAACCCACACCTCTCCGACAATGAATGACTGGGCCGCGCTGGCACAGTGTCCATTCGTGCATTGCTCTTTCTCGTCGCTCATGCTACCTTCCTCCCGTATTCGGGCCGGCGATAGGCTGGCCCGCCGCCCAGGCCGTCCATCCACTTCTTGCTAGACCTGAGATACCTGCCGCTTTGGCTGGTCTTGCCCTTGAACCCAGGCGGGCACAGCCGCTTGCAGATCTTCTCACCGTCGTACTTCGCGAAGTCTGCAAAGCTCTTGAAGGTTCCGCATTCTACGGGCGTACCGTCCGGCATTTTGTCGCGCCAACACTGCATCGAAACACCTCCGTGTCCGGCTCCATCGGGTCTATGATGCAATCATCCTCGTCGTCGCTGAACAGACATTCACCTTCTTTATTGAAGGGGCACCAGGACTTGTCACAGCTTTTCGCGCACAGTGTCATGCTTTGCCTCCTTGTGCAATCCCAACTTGCAGACTTGGGTGTGCACTGCCCCAGCGCTGCGACCATAGTGCTGAAGGAAATAATCATTGACCGCTTTCGTGTCCGCGATTGGATAGTACTTCTTGAGAACGGCGACCTCTTCCTCGCTCCATGGCGGCGCGTTCCTGTCGGGCGCGTTCTCCAGTTCAGGCACGACTATGTCTTCCCATAATTGTTCCTTTGGCTTGTGTCCTTTGCCCATGTGATACCTCCCGATCTTCCTTCAGTCCTTGAACACCTTGATGCTCGGCACACGCGGTTCGGCCTGGAAATCGGAATCGTATGTCCCGTCATCGTTGGTGTCAATAACCAGCCAGCCGATCTCAGGCGGTGTGATGATGCCCTTCATCACCTCATACGGCGTCGGACCTTCCCAGGCCGGCAGCACGAAGCCGTGACTGTGGCTGTATCCCACCTCCACATAGAAGTGAATGTGGCTTCGTATCACTATGTCCACATGCCCGTACTTCTTCCTGCTGTCGTTCAGCTTGAGCAGAACCATGTCTCGCGCCAAGGGCGTTGTCAAGTACTGCCATGTGGCCTTGCTCGGCGGTATGAAGTGCTGCACATGAAACCTGAGCCCGGACTTGGCATCTTCCTGGATGAACCGCGGCTCGTATTCGGCTTCTACGGGCCGGCCCAGCTTCGGGTTCATCATCTGGTCGGCCACATACTGGTCCAGGTTCAGGTTCTCCTCGACATGGTAGTTGCTCCCGCGGCTGATGCGGAACTTGTTGCATCTCAGTGTCTTGAGCAGCGCCACGGCGTTCATGGCTTGGGCGCGCTTGTCCGTCGTCCACTGGTTCAGGCCCTCGGCCTTACGCTGCGGGCCGTCACAACATTCGCCGTTCACTATGACCAGGTCGATTTTGCCCAGTGTGTCGCGCATCTCCCACCAGTCGTCCAAGATCCTGCGCTGATTCCTGTTCGGCTTTACCTCGTTCTCGTCTCCGCTTTGAACATCCTTGATGATGCCCCTTTCCAGCATGACAGCGGACCAGCTGCCCATGTGGATGTCACCGATTCCTAGCACCCGTGTCATGTTCTCATGCCTCGCGTCTGTGCAATTTCTGATAGTCCATATTTAAAACATTTACATTTCCTGCACATCATACGCCCTCACCTCGCATCAACGCGCCAAAGTCTACCCACACACCGCCGAACTTCTGGCCGCCTGTAGCTATCCATTCATGCACGCTCAGCTCGAGCGCGTCCAAGATGTCGTCGTGCGCTCCCCTGGGAAATTGTAGGTATTCCTCCAGGAAATCGTGCTGGCCGCGGCTCACCATTATCTTGCCGTTCTGGAAGTGCGGCGACAGGGCCAACATGCGCGTCACCTTGTCCTTCACGGTCTTGACTCCAACGATCGGCATGTTGCTCACGGCCTTGGCCGCCTGCACTATGCTCGCCTGGTAAGCGTTCTCCTCCACGAAGATCTTCTGCGCTCCCCACACGCGCTGCCACTTGGCTATCTCCTGCAGCAGCTCGGGGAAATCGACATGGCCCTTCCAGGCTTGCAGGACATAGATGTTGCCCGTCGGCTTGTCCCGCCCGCTTACCACGATCGCGCTGAAGTCGGCTGTGTTGCTCTTGCTTATCGCTGGGTCAACACCGAACCGTATCTCAAGCGGCTCGGGATGGTCCTCGTAGAAGTGCAGCCATTCCTCCTTGAGCAGCTCGCCGGTCAAGGGCGTTGGGTCGTTCATGTATTCCGCGCTCCAGTAGATTGGCCCAAGGGCCATGCGTATCCGTTGCAGCGCGTCCCAAGGATAGCGCTCAGGCCACAGAACCTTATGCTCCGCCTCGTTCAGGATGGCCTGGCGCTTGAGTACCTTGAAGTCGCCGCCCTTCTGCAAGTCCGCGTACAGGTCGGCGTAATGCTTGGTCGTGCCTTGTACCAAGATCTGTCCGTCCATGTCTAGACAGTTAATCAGCTCCTTGAAGAACCAGCGCTCTATGGTCTCTCGCGTGGTCTTGCTCATGGCGTCGTCTGTGTCAAACAGGTCGTCGGCCAAGATGAGGTCGTTCTTCCTGCCGGTCACAGATCCTCCCCAGCCTTCGGCGGCCACGGTCGGGTCCTTCAGGTTCTTGGAACGCTTGACTATGATGCTGTGGCCCGCCTCCTTCATCAAGGGCGCGAGATTGAAGTCCCGCTGCAGGCCCTCGTTCAGCATAATCTCCTGCTTGATGGGACTGATGAACTCGGCGGCCAAGCTGTCGCTCTGTGTGACCACCAGGATGCGTATGTTCGGGTTCTTGCAGATGCGCCACAGCCCATAGTCCACCACCATGGTCTCCGTCTTGCCGTGCGTTCTCGGCTCTAGGATGAGCGCCCAACGATTGGCCTCGGCAAAGTCTACCATCTCCTGCTGATGCCAAGGCGTGTCCCGGTCGCGGTAGTACTTCCTGAAGAAGGCGAACGACTTGAGGGCCTTCTTCTTGTTCAGTATGGTATCAGCATCACGCAGGCCCTGGGCGGTTGCGGCATAGTGTTCGGGCTTGGCTGTCGCCTTCTTGGATGTCATCGACCCACCACATCCTTGAGCCACACGCGCTCATGCTGCCACGCGGGCTTACCTATGTCATGCTCGGCTTCCAGCAGGTCATCATAGATTCCGGGCAAGGCGCGGGCGATCTTGGCCACGGTGTGCGGCTTGTGAACCGGACACCACTTGCAGCCCGACACACCGAACAGCTTGTACCCTTCGTGCATCTCGATGCCGTTCCGCATGAGGTACAGCCAAATCTCAGGCGTGGTCCAGTCCAAGATCGGGTACACCAAGGTGCAGCCTATCATTTCGTTGTCCGGCCTCGAGTATCGCCCGCCATACTTGGCCGCGCCGCGTGGCCCATAGACCACGGCCCTGTGCGCGCTGTCGAACTGTCTCACGCCCACTAGCTTGTACAGCGGCTCTTTCCCCCAGACCTTGCGGATGTACACGCGCCCAGGGCGCTGCTTGCACCATATCGAACACCAACGGTTCGCCTTGCTTGGGAAGTAGCCGTAGTATCTGATATAGTCCACCAGGTTCACCACTTGGTCAGGGATGGTCCTGTGCTTCACGCGGTCGCGCTCAGGATGGCTAACATGCAGCCTGAGCCCGAACTCCTTGCAGCGCTCGCGCACATACGGCAGCGTGCTTGGCAGCTCGAAGCCGGCGTCCATGTACATGCACTCCACATTGTCCGTCACCTTGAGCGCCAAGAGCAGGCACACAAGGCTGTCCTTGCCGCCGCTGAAGTTGACAATCAACGGCCTGTCTCCCTGGAGATACGCCTCGGGGATGCAGCCGCGCAAGATCTGTTCACCCCAACGGGCCTTGTCCATTGGCCTCCACCTCCAGCGTCTTGGCCTTGTCCAGGATGAACCGCTGCCATTCTTCAGGCACGCCCTCAAGCAGGTCCACCAGCACGACAGCCAAGTCCTGGCGCGTCATGTTCACTTGCACCATGCTGCCAGGTTCGGCGATAATCCCTATGCCGCCTGGCTTGAGATAGTCTAGCTGCACCTTGGCCATGCGATACAGCTGAGCGCCAATGTGGCCTATCCCCTTGAGCCGCACAGTGGCCGGCTGGTCCTTGTCATCCGCGATCGCCCGCGCTCGGTCTACCAGATCGCCCAAGGCCATCAGGATGCGTTGCAGGGCCTCTTGCGCCGCCGCTGCACCTAGCTTGAATGCGGGGTCAGCCTTCAGCTCTGCCAAGTCTCGCGCCGCTGTGCTGTGGCTGCATTTCATCCTTGCGGCTATCTCATCCACCGTGTAGCCGCGAACCCACAGCGCCTTGACATTGAGCCGCCTGGCTACGGCCTTGTAGCTCGGCGCTCGTATTCTTTGGATGGCGCGTGTTTCTGTTTCCGGTGTCATTTTGACTCAAATCAATCGACAGTCGCCGTAACCGTTGTAGGTCCAACGCCGTTGATTCCTTCAAGGTCCGCCCATGCCTTGATGTACACGACTTCGCCCGCCGGGAAGCCCTCCATCTTGGCCATGGCGATCTTGTGCGGCCTTCGCTTCAGCGCGCCTCTGCACAGCTTGAACACAAGTGTTCTGGTACTCCACATCTCAGGTTCCTCCTGTACTTGCACTTCTTCCGAAAGTCCGGGCCGCCTATGACCAGGACTTGCATCATCTTCTCTAGCCAGTACTTCCCCCGCTTCGGCTGCTGCTTTGTCATGCCTCGCCTCCTTCTCTCTTTGGTGTCACCTTTCTCTCTTACGGCGGCCTACTTCATCACTCGGACAGTCATGGTCACGGTCACTTCAGCGCCGCGATCTGTCAGCGTCTTGATGACACTACCTATCAAGGCCCACGGTTCGACCTGGTGCTGTACCTTGATATTCGCCAAGCCTTTCGATTCAGTCTTATCGGCAATGGCTTCTTCGGCCTCTTGTTCCTCTCTGAGATTCTGCCGAGAACCACGACCAAGTTCGGATTCACTTCTAGCGCCGGCGTGCATGTGTCCCGCATGCGTATGCAGCCCACGCTCAGTCCGACATCCTTTGCCACAGATCTTGCAGACGAACATCAAGTCTCCTTCTCTCAATGGCGACAAGACGCTATGGTTCTTCATCCAATGTTCCTCGAGCTCGGCTTTGCTCGCCATTATCGCTCCACACTGTTTACACGGCCATGTTACGGGTGCTGGCATCTTCTTCCTCCTTACGGTAGCTCCGCGATCGGGAACACGCCCTTGAGGCCGTTCTTCACGAACACCTTATGGCTTCGTGCATGCGCCCAGCCTATCAGGTCGCGCGCCCAATCGGTTACTTCTTGCAGTTGCGCGGGCGTGTACCGGCGGCCTGTCTGCTCACCGATAACCCACATGTCCACGCGGCTTGCATCTTCCTTGTACTCATCCACGATCGTCATAGGGTCGCCAAGCAACGGCTCGGCGCTTACCCAGTACACGCCGTCCTGCTCGCATTGAGACAACATGAACAGGCGTTGGGCTTCCTTGTCGTGCAGCGCGGCATCGAATGTCAGCGTCGTGCCTAGCCACTTCTTGTCTCCGAACCACCAGCCATAGTAGTCTGGATTCTTGGACAGGAACTGGAATGTGTGCTGCGTGCAGCGGCGCGTCACATCGAGAATCTTGTCCACGACTTCTTCTTCCATCCACTCCCCGAACAGGTCTCCCATGTCGCACACGAAGATCTTGCTGGGCTTGGTCACTTCAAACGGCTCTTTCAAGCGCTCCGGTCTGAAGGTCGGCTCGAACCTCTCCTTGTAGATGCGGTTCGCGATCGGCCGAGCGTAACAGTAGGAACAGCCGTGCTTGCAGCCCGTACATGGATTCCAGGTGAAATCCGTGTACGGTATCTTGTCCGGGCCTTGTGGGTTCATCGTTTCTTAACCTCCGGGCGCGGTTTCCCGTAACTGCACCACCAATCTTGGTCTGTCTGAACTTCAATCCTCGTGACGGCTTTTCGGATGACACAACCTTCATCAGCGTACGCACATCGGTCACACGATTCGGGATACGCCCTGTCGTTCATTTATCCGCCTCCACCACACGCTGAAAATGCGCCCATCCTTGAACGGAATACGCCCAGCGCGCTCCGCATTCCTGGCATTCGATTTTGTCCCCCTTATCCAATAATTGTGCATGCTCGCATGTCACTTGTCTGCCTCCTCATTGTACTTGTAGATGATGTTCCCTTCAGCGTCCAGCCGATCGGGCACTAGAACATAACCGTACAGGCGTACCAGGCCGCGGCCCGTGTTCGGCTGATTCCAGTTGTACTCGAACCAGTCCGCTGCTGTCGCCCGCCGGTATCGCGCCCGCCAGAGACTTCTGTGGCTATTGTAGCCTTCGCCGCGCATCATCAGGAAGTGCGTGAAGAACCTGTCCACCTCGGGCTTGATGTCGGCATAGCATGTTTCGCCCTTGGCCTTGGCGCACAAGATCGCTTGGCCAAAGTGGCCCGTGTAGCTGTTCCACTCAGGCGGAACACCACAGCAGTTCACGCTGTCATTCATCTCACGGCAGAACGAGTCGCTCACATAAAAACGCATGCCCAGGTCGTGCGTGTAATCGCGCATGGCCTTGAACACGGGCAACTTGATTTCCCGGTTCAGCCGCTTGTACGCCGCCTGCTGGCTGTGCTTGTGGTAGAATGTCCACACATCGAACCCGACCAGCTTGCTGATTTCGTCATAGCGTTTTCTCAACGGCGCATCGGCGCGCTGGTCCATGCACCAGAACTCTGTGCTCACACTGTCCGCGCCCTGGCGCTTGGCTTCCTTGATTGTCTCGCGCCAATCTTCGCTGAGGCCAATCATGTACGGCCTCAGTCTCAAGGTAACATGTAGACCGCGGGCCGTGAGCCGCCCGATCATGTCCATGCGTTCCTGCGGGCTAGCTACCCCGCGCTCCATCTTCTTGGCCATGTCAGCGTTCATGGTGATGATGCTTACCTTGGTGTGCCAGTTGTGCTTATGGCGGGCCATCAGAGACATGTACCGAGGATCTTGTGTCCACCAGGTTCCCTTGGTGCTGAATGACAGCGGATAGTCGATGCCGTCGAAGAACCGCAACAGCTCAAGGCTCTTGCCAAATCGCTTTTCATAGTTGTCGAATGGGTCAGCCAACGCTCCCCATTGCATGATTTTTCTGGCCTTCACATACGGCAGGAACTGGCTGTGGCTGCCGTGTGGCGCGCCCAGGAACAGGCTTTTCAGTTTCTCCACGCTCGAGCATTTCACCTTGAACCCGCCAGCCTTGAGCCCGCCCAGCGTGTGAATCTTCTGATAGAGCGCGAAGCAGTAGAGGCAGCCATAGGAACAGTAGTTGTAAGTGTCAAAGGACATGGGCATGCTGCAATCGAGGATCTCACTCGTCCACCTGGGCGACTGGTAGTTATCGCTCATGGAATCGTTCCTCAGCAATCGCTCTCGTGGCTATCAACTCAGTCCATGTCATGGCCGGATACCTGGGCAACAATCCCTTGCGCCCTCCACCGTTGAAATCACAGTATCGACACAGCCCGAAATCGCGCCGGCCTTCTGCGAGCATACGCCGTGCGGCATTCAGGACGGGATGGTTCTCCCAGAACATGGCCACATTGCCGCGCGAGATGTTCCACAGTTCTTGCTGAGCGTTGTAGTCCATGCAGCACAAGTGAATCGAGCCGTCCCAATGGATGACCAACTCTCTGAACGGGTTCACACATATCTTAGACAGCGGCTTGTCCAACGGCTTGATGCCGTACATCTTCGCGGCGGCCCAATCCACATTGCCCGCATGATTCTGAAGAGTCCTGTTCTTCTTCTCTCCCGATCGCCGGCCAATGTCATCGAGCAAGATAAGCGCCCTGGTCTTTGGCCCGTGTCGATGCCACGGATTGAAGTCGCTCGCATAGAAATCCATCGGCTTGAATCCAGCCTCTGTGAAAGTCCGCATGCGGCGTTCCAGCGTGCCCTTGCCATAGCAATCGACCAAGAGAACATTTCCACCGGCCCGCCAGAAGTAGTCCACATCCCAGGTACTCAGTTTAGTGCCGTTGGTCGTCATCATGATGCTGCTCTTTGGCAAATAGCTACGCAACACGCACAAGGATGTTGCCCATTCCCCGTGCAACATAGGTTCACCACGCAAAGCCAACTCGATTCTGGTAGGATCGTATCCAGCGTGTTGTAGTTCGCGCCCAATCGCGATGACCGTGCGCAGCGACATGAAATCATAACCTGGCGGCATGGTCCTAGTGCCACAGAATCCACATGCCAAGTTGCAGCCTCGCACTAGCTCGATTTGACATGACCAGGGCTTCATCTCTTGTCCACCAGCTTGATTTCAAAGTGCTTCTTACGCGCCCTGTTCACCGTGCAAAACTGTGGGTACTTCTTGAGCAGGTACAGGGCCGAGCGCTTCACGCGGTCTTCCGTGCGCGTTTCTTGCATGCCGCCTGGTTCGGTGTAGTATGCCGTCTCCACGCAGATGTCCTCAAGCCGAACCAACTTGCCGAACCGTTGGTAGTACTTGATGCTCCGCTCGAAGTCCTCCTTGTCGTCAAGGGTCACATAGAGGCCGCGGTCATGTGTGTTTATCACGCCGAAGAACGCGCCGACTATGTAGGCGATCTTCGTCCGCACACCGCCGCGCATGAAATACGGGTTCTTCACCGGATAGACTCCCCACAGCCGCGTACCTGTCTGGACGCACAGTTCAAACCCATGTTCGATGACAGCCTTCAGTTCGTCCCCGATCGCCATAAGGCCGCCGTTATCCTTGGTTAGATTGTAGATGCCTTTCAGATCGTCGTCCATCTCTACCAGGAACTCGCCCTCGCGGTAGTAATCGCTGATGGCGTTCCTTACCGCGCCCATGCCATGAGCATCCACCATCTTGCAGCGGTTCGCCCAGTGATTGGGCAAGACCCTGTCGTATGCCGAGAGCTCGGCCTCCCCTGACAGGAATATGCTCACGCTGCTCTTGAGAATGTTCGCATCCTCTAGCAGCGTTAGCGTGTGCGACAGCAGCGTGTTCGCCCGCTTGTAGCTCGGTATGGCTATCTTGAACGGTATCATGATGCCACTTGTCCTTGCCTGACCTGGAACTGAGTGCCACAGACCTTGCATATAGCCATGAGACCTCCGATTGGCAGGATGGCTGGTATGTCTATCTTCGATTCTGTGCCGCATCCGGGACACTTGATTTGCATGCTCAGCCCAGGTCCAGTATCATCGTCCGGGCCGTCTCCTTCATGCGCTCGGTCAAATCCAGCCTCTTGAGCCAATCGTTGGCCTTCTCGCGAGTGCTGAATGTGACATAGACGACATACGATTCCGCGCTGGCGGCTACATCTTCGTCCAGGGCCAAGTCGGCCAGGTCGGGCGGCTCTATGCTCGCGCCCTTGAGCAGCACGGCGATCTCGTCTGCGTCAAAGCCCGTCACCAGGCGGTCCTCGTCATCAAGGGCCTCAAGCACGCTCGGCAACTTGGCATAGTCCCAGTCGCCCACGATCTTGTTCAGGGCCAGGTTCAGCGCCTTTTCCTTCTTCTCACTTAGGCGTACCACGCTGACCTCGACTTCCTTCTTCCCCTGAGCCTTGAGGATCTTCAGGCGCTGATGCCCGCCTATCACATGGCCGGTTTTCTCGTTCCACACGATCGGCTCAACCATGTCGAACTCGTCTATGCTGCGTTTCAATTTCTCGTACTGCGGGTCGCCTTCCTTCAGGTCCAGCCTGGGATTCCAATCAGCTGGAATCAGGTCCTTGATTTTCTTCTTCACTATCTCCACGGTTCGTCACCTCGAAACAGATCTTGGTCAGTTCGTCCATGGTGAACAGCACGCCTGGCTTGCCCGAAGCCAACGATATTGGCGCTGTCATGCGTTGTGTCACCAAGTCGCTCAGCCGCCAAAGTGCGGCGAAGTCCAAGAGATTTATCACGGCCAAGTCGCCCTCGTGCATGCCCTTCTTGCGAACCACAAGCAGCGGGAACTTGTGCGATCGGGCGGCCCGTTTCATGGTCTCCTTGTACCAAGCACCCACGGGCAGGCCCGCTCTCAGCTTGCACTCGATTTCTATATGGGGATGTAGGACGTCTCCTTCCTCTCCCTCGAACTGAGCGCTGCCACTTGATGGGATGCGTTTGCCCAGCAGGATCTTGGCCACACGGGTTTCCTGCTTCTGCCATGTGCGCCGGTGCGTCATTTGCGCATCAACTCCTGCAAGACGCATCGAACACCTTCGTCAAAGCCAGCGGCCTGCGCGTTCTCCATCAGGCGCATCTTTTCCACAGCGGCGGTCTTCTCGCAGGCCTCTGTGAGCTGCTTCTCCAGAACAGCTATCTTCCAACGCGCCGCCTTGAAATCGCGCTCGGTCTGTTCGCGAGCCTCGTATTGCTGGCGCGTCATCGTGATGTACTGTCTGCCCACGCCATCACGCGCCCTTGATGAAGGCTCTGAGCTTCTTCACTTCCTTGTCCCAGTCGCCTTCCTCAAGCGCCGCGCCCTTGGCGATACGGGCATGTTGCTGCACCCAGGCGCGTTGGTCGCTCGGGTCCTTGCCCTGAAAACTATCCAAGCCCTCGTCAGTCGTGTTCACAACGAGCTTGCTCGTCTTGAACGAGATCTGCACTATGGGCTTGTCCTCTCGCTGAACTTCGGTCAGCTCCTCGTTCTCCAGATTTACCTGCTTGGCCTTCTTTGGCATCTTGTGGTCCCTCCGATTTGTGGACAAGACGATAGCCGTGTTTGATGACGGCGCGCACTACGCATGGATTCCCGAACTGGTCGATGCCGCCGCGCTCACAGGCGACGGCCTTGTCGATGACCTTGTACGCATCATCATACGGCACTACCAGAGATTCCTCTGCGCCGCAACTATGTTCGAGAACCAGGCGGACACGCCGCCGTTTGACCGGCTTCTTCCGCTTGCCCATCGGCCTGAGATAGTCCGGTCTAAGTATTTGAATCTCCCGTGAAAAAGAAGCATGCGAGCTGGCCGAAATATCCTGCAACCGCGCTCCTACCGCGGCCTGTCGTCAAAGCATGCCAAGATCGCTTGCTCCTTGGGCTTGTCCCGCTTGAGGTCGTCCAGCTTGTCGGCCTGCTTCTTCAGGCGTACCAGGGCTCTCATACATTCGTCGTGCATGGCCTTGGCGAACTTGGCTTCATGGCCCGCCTCTTTGGCGGCATCAATCGCCCGCTGACACGCCTTATCCATATCCATCACGGCCAAGCGCAGCTGATAAATCGTCTCCGCCTGCATGCGGATTATCTTGGCCGCCGTCACTTCTGGCACGGGCATGGTCACCACCTGATGATGTAACATGGCATACCGTCGTCCATGTCATAGTGGCCGTCGAAGAACTGCCGCATCTGCGCGGCGTTCTCAAATCCGTCGGCTTTTGCCAGGGCCTCATCGTTCTTGATGAGCGACCATATTCTCATCTCCACACCGATGCAGCGCACCTGTTTCAGCAGCGTGCAAAATTCGGTTCGCTGGCCAGTGTACAGATAAAGTGTGTCGCCTGGTTGAACGCGCCTCAGTCGTTCCGCCAAGGTAAGCCGCGGCCATACTCGTATCGTTTGCCGCTTTCGTCCGTCCAAGATCTTGTCCTGGAACACGGTGAAGTTAATCGCTGGCATGATTACTCCCCGCGTGGCCGTGATACTTCTTCTCTGGATTGCCTGCCAGCGATCGGCGCGGATTCTTGGTCCGCTTGTACCGCCCGCACTCCCGACACCGTTTCCTCATTGGACGACGGCGCGCCAGTAAGATTCCCCCAGTTCCGTACCCAGTCTGGCCTTCATCTGCTCCCGCATACGCTTGAGTTGCTGGGCTTGCAGATGCACCTTGTAGGTGCTTCCGGGAACCTGGAACAGGCACACCGGACACATGTTCGGGCGTTCAAAGACCTCGGGCATATCCCCGCCTTCGCAGACTGGACAGTACAGTTGGCCGCAGTCTATACATTTGTGTATTATACACTTGTGTATTTCCTCCGTGTTCTCACCGTTCCTCTACCTTGACAATACGCCTCCGATTTAGCCAGATGGCTTTACCAGTCAAAAGCTGAAATTCGACGAAGGTATCATCCACCTTTTGGTCGCTATCTAAGACACATTCCAACGCTCTAACCTCCGTTCCTTCTTCCCACACGACTTTGACTTTCCTTTTCATCGGTTCTCACCTCACTTTGACCAGGCGCTTAACGCGCTCGGCCTCCAAGATTTCTACTACTTCTTTTGGTGTTTTCCGTGGCCACAAGAGCTTGAGTTCCTTCTTCCAGGTCAATTGCCAATAGTATTCCTCCTGCCCGCGGAACTCATCAACCGCTAGCGGCGCGTCGCGCCCGATCTTGTTCTTGAAGAAGCCAGTGTACCGCTTGTCGTACACGCTTATCATCTTCTCCGTCAGGGCGTGTTTCAGACCGATCTGCGCGCCGGCCTGCTTACGCCGTTGCTTCAGATACACCAGCTCCTTTTCTTTCTGGTCTATCAGAATATCTAGCAGCTCGGCCAGATCTTGAATTTCCGCGAGCTTGTCAATCGCGTCCTTGAAAACCTTGGACTTGCTCTCGATGGCTTTGGCGGCTTCCAAGATCGCTAGCTCTTGCAGCGTGTTCTCACTGACATAGAGTGTAACGATTGGCAAGTGATTCCCATCCACAAAATTCCAGGTGCGTCAGGGCGGCATAACCAAAGGAGATGCCGCGTGACATGACTTCAGTTCGCTCTGCCCTGGCGCACATTCAGGTAAGTGGTGGAGGCTGATTAAGCCTCCGGTTGCAATCATCTTGCCTTCTTGATTACCTCTAGGTCCTGGAGGACTTTGCTGGCTGAGCCCTTGTCCAGTTTGCTGAAGTCGTCCACGCCAAAATGGCCAAGGACATTCTTCACAATCTCCTCGTTCCCAGGCAGGCGCTGTACTTCTTTCGCCAATGTCTTGAAGTACTCCGCTTGCTTCGCCGTGGCCAGCTCTTGCGGCGGTAGCTGGTCCGCTGTCTCAAAGCCGCCTTTCCAGCCTTCATCGCTTGCGCCCGCATCTGCACCAGAATAGGTGTCGCTGGTGGTGCGCTTCCCGCCCTTCCGATCGGCAAGGCGCTTGGCTATCAGCGCCGCTGCGAACTTCTCAGGGATGATGGCCCTGATAGCGTTGCGCTGGGCCTTGCTCACGGCCTTCTGCAAGGCAAACGGGTCTGGGAACTCGCCGCCGCGTGCCTGCATCATCTTGTCTTGATTGCTCACGCCGTACATCTCTACGCCAGTCCCGCGGTTAGTCGCCTTGACCTGGGCCATGAACGCCCTGCCGTCGTCAACTATCTTCAGCTCGCTCAGTGAGATCGCTTGGCCCGACTCGGCCATCTGTCTCTGCACTTCTTTGACGCCAGCATACGAAAGGCCCACAGCTGTTTGCTTGCCCTTTTCGATGAAGTAGACGAAGTCCTCCAGATATTGGCCTTCCAACTCCTTTACGATCTGGCCTTCATCCCACTTTTCCATAGCCACGAAGTCCTCTTGGTCCTTCGGCTTGACTATGGCTTTCGTCTGCTCGGGCTCACCTTTGGCCGGCTGTGCCGGCTTCTTCTCCTTCTCATCTGTCATGTCTATCTCCTGGCCGCCTGGCGTTGCAGCTCGGCGGCCCATGGTGGAAATAATATGCCTTGATGGGCCATTCGCCGTCAAGGCATACAAAAAGGTTTATTGTGTGTCGTCTGGAAGATCGCTTCCGCCAGATTCTATGATGCGCTGGGCACGGCTCTTGCCATCCGCGAACCGGATTTGGGCGTACATGAAGTGCTTGACCATGTTGTTGATGCGTGTCCTTGTTCCAGTGTTGTCATCAACATCCAGGCGGAACTCCACTTGGCCCGTGCTTGGCGTACCGAGTGTTATCTTCACATCACGCCTTTCCGTCGCCATGATGGCCTGAGCTAACTCCCAGAGCATCTTATTGCCCTCGTCCATGGTCCTTCACTTCCTTGTCGTACACGATTCGCCTGTACATTTTCTCATCTGGAGATTCTCGGATGTGAACCTCCAGGTCGTTGGCGCTCTTGCTCGCTGCTCGGATGAATTGGTCGGCATCCTTTTGGCATCCGAACGCGAGACAGATCCTACTCGACTCGGGCGGATAGGGCAGCGGTATGCCGCGGTGAACGGCCCGCTGTACTAAGACCAGGTACACGACCATGCTAAATACCGTCCCGCATGCCGCGCATGATGCGCGCTGCTCTATCCATCAGACACAGAGCTTCCTGAATCTGTCTCTGCGCGCCTTTGCTCACGGTGCGCTTGTAGCCGTTCTTGAAATACACTTTGCGCCGGACTTGCCCGCCGTTTATCCGGCCCAGGCGCATGGTCACTTCACCGGCGTAATACATCTTTTTCAGTTCGACAGCGGCATGGGCTCGATGGATGCCAACGCCTTCCGCGACACCGTCCTGCGTGTTCTCATGCTTGGCCAGGTATTTGTCTTTCTCCGGGTACTTGGCCAAGTGCACCAAGATGCGCTCCCGCACAGTCATTGGTTCAAGGCTTGTTGTCTGTTCTGGATTCATCGCCTGTCACCTCATGCCTGCTCACCAGGCCCAATGCGTCTCGCCCTACTCCTTTGACGAAGGCATCCACTTTCCAATAGTTGCCACACTTGCGGCAACTAAAGACGAGTGTATCACCTACCGTCTTTGCCACGATCTTGCCAGCGCGGCCCAGGCCGCACCAGTGCGTCACCGAACCGTCCGCGTTGATTTGGAACGGTTTGTGCAGGTCTTCGGCCATCACGCTACCGCCTCAGGCACGAGAATGTGGCTGGCGACATGGCGGATTGCTGGCGACACGGCATTCATCAGCTCTCCGCCGATCGTCTCCAGCTCCATCTGTCGGTCTGCCTGTTCCGTGTCCCTAGCCAAGCGCGTTACAGCGTTGGCCAGTCCCCACTGTGTCTTACCAGCGGGCGTGCCTACTTCCTCGGCGAACATGTCGAGTAGCTTGGCTTTCTCATGGTCGCTCAGGCCAATGGCCGGACTTATCAAGTCCACGACCTCCGCGATCGGCGCTTCTAGCTTCACGCCCGCAGCGACTGAGGCTTTCCGCACGACCTGTTCCCACAGCGCCGGCTCGAGGCCGGCCTTCACCGTGTCCTTGATTTGGCTGAACAGGGCCTCATCGGTCTTCTTGAGCGTTCTCGCGCTCCAGTCAACTAGCCCTACTTCCAGCTTCTGACCAAGGTGGACATGCTTGATTATGTCCTCAGTCCACGCGCCGTTGCTGCACCACTGTCGCCACATGCCCAGCGATACGGCCATCCGCGCCGCGCCTACTTCGCTGTTCACCAGCATCAGCATGGCCTGCACCTGGTCGTTCTTGATGACCTCGGCCATGGCCGGCAACTTCGCCTTGATGTACATCCTGGTCTCGCTGATGTCGCACTGGAAGATCTCGATTTCCTGGTTCTCTTCCCTCTGTTGCTTGAGGGCGTCCAGGAAAACCCAGACCAGGTCGTAGTTGTCTATCGGCCTGTATCTGTCGGACAAGATCGCCCGAACATTGCCGTCCAGTACGCGCAACAGTCGCTTTTCCTTGGTGTTCATCCAGGCGTTGATGTTGTCGGCTTGCAGCTCGTACTTCTTCTCCTGGGCCATCCTGTCGTAGTATTTCAACGGGATGCCCATCTTTTCGGCTAGCTGCTCGTGGGCGTATCTGTTCAAGGGCAGCTCGTGTGTCGCACCACCATCCTTGGGAACAGGCACGCTCAGGACAACTCCTTCGCCTGTCGGCTTGGCCACGATCGCGTCACTTCGCACGACCAGGTCCATGCTGTTCTTCTTCTGTCTTTCCAGCTCGTCGCACAATTGCGTCAAGGTTCCTTTCCTTAACATCTTCGCATCTCCTTTGCTTCTTCGGCCTGGGCGCGATCTTTCACGCGCTCAGGTCATGTTGGTAGAGGCCGGCGGGCTTGCTGGCGTCGGGATTGATTCCCCCTCCCCTTCGCTTGGTGGTCTCATGGCCGACTGTATCAAGTCGTTTAACCGCCGGTCTCCATTGGGTGCCATCGCGCTGGTGTAGGTGGTTCGAACTCTGGAGGAAAGGACGATTCCCGCGTTAGGGGGGAATCTATTTACAACACTCCAGCGCGATGACATGATGGAAAAAGGTTTTGAGGTTTATTAGACTAGACTTTGCGGTAGAATCTGACCACGCGCTCCTTCTCGATGAGCACATTATATGTGCGGAATCCGCCTCTGTTGCCATAGCCGCCCGTGTATGGATTGCTCAGACCAATGACAAGCATGGCCCTCTTCTCGCCACGCACGAAGGTTCGTAGGATCTTGCCCAGACGCGTTCCACGCTCCGGGTGTACGAACTCGACCAGGCGGCCTTCTTCCCAGCGTTTTTCTTCGGTTAATCGCTCAGTCAAGTCATCCAATCCAATCATCTCCGCCAGACTTGGCCAACTCGCCACGCAACTGCTTGAGCAGGTTGATTTCATCCTGAGACAGAACGCCCTGGGAAACACATGTCTCCTCGAGCGTCTGCACCAGGCGGTCAAAGGTTCTTGGCATCATTTCTTCTCG